CAGTGCCGGGGTCACCGATTCGCATCGAGGAGATGGAACCGGAAGACTACGCAGAGTATTGTGCGGCTTTGGAACACGCGGGCGGAGGCCCCGTGTGAAGTAGTAGAGACCGAGTTAGGAGCATGGTGTCCCACGAGGTTCCGCCTAACTAAAAGGAGAGGTAGCACGGGAGAATGCAGCGACCTAAGCGCCGGTTCCGTTAGTAGCGACACGGATCCATGGGGACACGTGAGTTCCAGTCAGAGTTCCAGCCACAGCTGGTATCATCGACTCAATTAGAGTAGGAACCAAGTTTATTGGAGTATACTCTCCCTACTACAGAGTAGGGCGTGCTTCAACCCATGAAGCGCAAGCGGGCGTTGTAGGACAGCTTGACAGTGTCCGTGGCGCCCTGATCCGACAAGGCAATCAAGTGCAATGAATTGTCCATAATGCCCGCAACAACGGCAGTGGTGCCGGTGTAGTTCGTCGTAAAATTCAACTTTTTGAAGATCGAAAAGTACTTCGAGTAGAAGCCCGTGTGAATGGTGTCCGCATCGCTCGTCGTGGCAGCGACGGGCGCTTGGACAACCATGTCCTTCAAAATTTTGAAGCGTTTCTGATTCTCCAGATCAGTGAACGCGCACATGTCCAGTTCGGTAGCGGTCGGGTCGACCAACACGTCTTCCGAATTGAATTGAGCAGAATTTGTCTGCTTGTCAATGAAGAGGATCAAGCGCACGGGCTTGCGTGCAGCAATGACCGTTGAGTCCAAAGAGGACCAGTTGATCTTGCCTTTAATCCAAATGCTCTTCATTACCGCTTGACGTCCTTCACGGTTGGACGGGCCGTCGCCTTGTGCGATGGCGTTCAAAGCGCCCGGCGCCGTTTGCGCGCCGATACCAGGCGGATCCGCTTCTGATCCAGCAATGGTAGTGACAAGAGTTTGATCGTCGAACTCGTTGTCGAGGAATTTCAATTCCATTCCCAAGAATCCGCCGATTCGCGGGTTGAGTAGCGCTTGCTTGACTTGCGCACTCACGGATGCACGCGGCTTCTTGCGCGCGTACATCTTCCCCTTCTTCACTCCCCCTTTCACAGCAAGTGCTGAACCACCACGCTTTGGCATTTTCACAGAACCTTAGTTCGAGAATTGGCGTGCGTGTTAACCTGCCCGCGCGAGCCGGTAGGCGAGGTCGGGCTTCATCGAAGGCCAGGGCGCAGCCAGGGCACGGCCGTCAGGCCGGCTGCCCGGCTGACGCTCGCTGGCCGCACTTACCATTCAAGGGTACGGTGCTAAATTAATAAAGAACATGGTAGGTACCCAAGTGCAAGTCCGTGACACTTGGCGAGGCCGGAGGCCGAGGGGGGAGGCCGCGCGCGCGTCCCCAGAGGTCGCACGCCGAATCCCCAAAGGTGCGCGCGCGTAGCGGCGGACCCCCAGAAGAAAGGGCTATTATTACCCCTTTCTTCTGGGGGTGGGGGCACATGTGCCAACACCCCATCCCCAGAGGTTGACCTCTGGGAACATGTGGGGACACATGCCCTACGTGTACTAACACGATCTGTGGCGCAGAAATGCAGCCACGCGCGCCTCGCGGGCCGCGCGGCCAGCGTGCGCGCAACTGGATGTTCGTCATCAACAATCCCATCGACACCGATGCGCCAAGTGCGTGGTTAGGTGTCAAGTATGCCATTTGGCAACTAGAGACCGGCGAAGCCGGTACTCCCCACTACCAAGGGTATGTGGCGTTCAACGATTCGAAGACGCTCGCGGAGGTCAAGATCGTTGGGCCGCGCGGCCACTGGGAGGTGCGCCGCGGTACGCACGATCAAGCGGTAGCGTATTGTACCAAGGAAGAGACGCGTACGGAGGGGCCGTGGACGTTAGGACAAGCCCCCAATCGTCAAGGGAAGCGAACGGACCTTGACTCTCTCAAAGAAGCGCTCGACGCGGGCAAGAGCGAAGCTACAATTGCGCAGGAGCAATTCCCTACTTGGAGTCGCAACTACAAGGCTATTGAGCGCTACAAGCGCATCAAGATTGGCAACAATCGTAATTGGCCCGTGTTCACGACAGTGTACTGGGGGCCACCGGGCGTAGGCAAGTCGCGCCGTGCGGCGTTGGAAAACCCGGGCGCGTACTGGTTGACGAAGCCTCGCAGCCCGACGAGCGGGCTGTGGTGGGACGGCTATGACGCCCACGAGACGGTAGTCATCGACGAGTTCACCGGGTGGATGACCCGTGACTTTATGTGCCGCCTGTGCGACCGCTATCCGATGCAGGTCGAAACGAAGGGCGGCGCGACGTCGTTTCTCGCGAAGCGTATCATCATCACGAGTAATCACGAGCCCAACCAATGGTGGAGCAACATTGGGTTGGGGCCAATGGCGCGTCGACTGGAAGGAGACTTAGGCGTCATTCATTTCATGGGCGAGCCATGGGAGCCAGTTCCATTGGAACCACTAGTGGGACTGGACGAAGTTCCAGTTCACGTTCAGCATCCGCTGCATCCTGCTTACGACAGCGATGCGGACGAAGGGCCTTTGGACGCGGCGCAAGTATTGGCAGACGCAGTAGACGAGCTTGCCGAAGGCGAGCGTGAAGCGTTGGCCATCATGGAGTTGATGGATAATCGCGACAATCCCCCGGCAGTGCCGGGGTCACCGATTCGCATCGAGGAGATGGAACCGGAAGACTACGCAGAGTATTGTGCGGCTTTGGAACACGCGGGCGGAGGCCCCGTGTGAAGTAGTAGAGACCGAGTTAGGAG